TCGGTACTCTGGACGGTAAAGTCTCCACGCTAAATCAAGAATTAGACGATAGGCGTATAACACCAGTAACCCCAAACAACGGATTACCAATAGAATTTTCAAACCTGTTTGCCTTTAGCCCTTTAGAGAGTAGCGGGAAGTTTAAACAGGGTGGCATGATTAGACCTGATTTTGTCTCGCAACGCCCCTTGGCTTTTCAAGCAAAATTTGCTTACGACTACGAGCTAGCTAGCTTTTCAACTTCGGTTTCTCAAAATGAAACCGAAGGTGGTTTATGGGATATTGCGGTATGGGATTTGGCTTTGTGGGGTTCACAAACAATTACTAACCGCAGCCAAGTTATAGGCGGCACGGGTATAGGTCGAACATTAGCGGTAGCTATACAAGGCACCGCCACATCAGAAACTTACTTAATGAGTTATGACGTTATCTGGAATACCGGTGGAATACTTTGAAGGTTAGCTTTAGAAAAATTAGTTGCGAAGCTGATTGGGATTGGTTTACGTGCAGAAATAACATAAAGCTGCTACCTGATATGACTAGTATATTAGCCTATAACGTAGATACTGGGGCAATACTAGCAGGGTGTGTCATGGACACATGGACAGAAAGTAGCTGCCAGATACATTTTTGCATTGATAACCCGTTAGTTATACGGCATAAATATTTTGAAGAGATATCAAAATTTGTATACGACACGGCAGGTAGAGTGGTTATGTTTGGTCTTGTACCCTCTGACAACAGCAAAGCTTTGGCGGTCGATAAAAAAATCGGCTTCAGAGAAGTGACAAGACTAAAGGATGCGTTTAAACTGGGTGTAGATTATGTCCTTTTAGAAATGCGTAAAGAAGATTGCAATTATTATAGTGAGGAATCCTAATGGGTAAGTCAGCACCAGACGCACCAGATTATACAGCGGCGGCAGAACAAACCGGAGCATCTAACAAAGAAGCAATCCGCGACCAAACTTGGGCTAATCGCGTAGACCAATACAACCCATGGGGCAGTATTACTTTTGATACGGCGCAAGAAATGGACCCTGCTACCGGTGAAATGGTCACTAAATGGTCCCAAAATCAAGAATTAAATCCCGAAGCTCAAGCAGCGCTAGACTCGCAATTGGGCATCGACCGTGCTAAAAGTGAATTTGCTAGCCGTCTTATGGGTAAGGCAGGTAACACACTTTTGCAAGATACTGATTACAGTAAATTTCAAAGTTATGGCGGTGTACCGCAAATGACAGAACGTGAATACGGTGTACCTCAATACGGTAATCAAGGCGGCGGCAATCAAGGGCAGCCCATGAACCCGCCACCTCAAAACGACGTCATGCCCCCGCCTAGTGTAAACGGTATGAAGCCCCCATCACAAAAACAACTAGAAATGAGTTTATTGCGTGGGAAAAGAAGTAATGATGTAATGCCTAAGGATTACATGTAATGGCTAAACAAACGCAAAACGGCGGGGCACCGCAGTACGGGAATCCAAGCGGGGCAAACCCGCAAACTTTTCAGTCGGGTATGATGACACCTCCGCCTAGTAACCCATCTGTTAATCCAATGGCTCAACCAATGGATGATGGAAACGTTGGGTTTGGCACTGACATGCAAACAATGGGCGGCAGCCAAGGCAACCGTTTTGACTTTCGTATGCCTTTCAATGTGGGCGGCGCAGGCGGTTACACACCTCCAAATGGTAGCTTTGACTACTGGAATAAAACTCCGGCTGCGCCAGAACCAAACAGACCCCAAAGGCAGGCTGATTCTAGTACCTACGACGGTATAATGGATGATTTTAATGCTACCAGTAACTACCAACAACAAGATTTAAGCAACAACGGTGGTGGTACCCAACAAGGGCGTGGAGGTAATCAGCAAGCAGGCGGGTACCTACCTGAGTTAGATAACATTAACGAAGCTACAAACGGGGCTAATTCTGTTCAAGGTACCGGTAACTACAGCCAAAATATGGGTAGCGCAGGGAACCAAGAAGCAGGTATGTTCGGTCAATTGCAAAATCCAAACGAAGCCAGAGACGGCGGTAATTTTGATTCTCGCTTTGGTGAATTTAATAGCACCGGTGCCCAAGACTCAAGCCGTTTTAACGATTCAAACTTTGGGCAACAAGGTAGTCAATTAAACAGTAATTTTGACCGTAACGAGTTTGGGCAAGATTCAGGCGGTGTAAACAGTCGCTTTGGGTCTGACAATTTTGGCGACAATAGCCAATTTAACGACGGCAACTTTAATGCTGACCCCCGCGTAAATAACGAAAGATTTATGCAAGGTAGCCTTGAAAATGACAGCCGAGCGCAAAGCAGGTACAACGAAGGTGCAGCCACAGGAGGTCAAAATAACGCGTTTGACGCTGATTTAAACGATTTAAGTACCGCCCAAGAAGGGCGTTCACGCGCTGAAAATAGCATGTACGATAAGTTTGCTTCTCGCTTAGACCCTAGGTTCGAAAACGAAGAAAAGCAAATGCAGATTGATTTGCGCAATCGTGGGTTACGTGAAGGCGACGCGGCTTATGACTCTGCTATGGACACGTTTAACCGTGATAAGACAGACGCATATCAGCAAGCTAGCCTTGACTCTGTTAACAACGCGGGTGCTGAGTCTGAGCGTGATTTTGGTATGAATTCGCAACGTAGAGAGCAATTATTTGGTGAAGACACGCAAACGTCTCAAGATGATATAAGCCGTAGAGGGTTAGATTTACAAGGGCAAGGTCAAAACTTTAATCAAACTTCGCAAGAGTCTGACGACGAATTTAGACGCCAAGGTATGCAAATGGATGCGCGGGGTCAGATGTTTAATGAAGACCAAGCCGTTGCAAACAACGAAAGACAAAACTTTAACACCAATCAGCAGGCGCAGAACCAAGCGTTTAACCAAACTCGGGGCATGTCAGAAGACGACAGAGCCAATGCGAAATTGGCTATGCAAGGCAATAACCAAGCATTTAATCAACAGCAAGGTATGAATCAAGACGAATTGCAACGTGCGCAGTTTAACCAAAGCACAAAGCAACAAGCGTTTAACCAAACGCAAGGTATGTCGCAAGATGATTTAGCCCGTAGGTCACAGGATATGCAGGCGCAAGACCAAGCATTCGCGCAACAAATAGGAATGTCACAAGACGAAATGAGCCGTATCGGTACTGATTTGAAGTCTCGAGCGTCCGCGTTTGGTGAAAAAATGGGGTTATCTCAGGATGAAATTACCCGTTTAGGTGTTGATTTAGAAGGTCGGGCGCAAGAATTTGGCGAGCAAATGGGTATGTCACAAGACGAAATAAAGCGTCTAGGCACCGATATGCAGCGTCAAGAGTTAATTCAACGCCGTGCGGGAGCAGACCAAGACCTAGCCATCCAAGACCAAAATCTAATGATGCGTGGTGACAGCCAAAACTTTAACCAACAAATGACCCAATCGCAGTTTCAAAATCAGATGCGTCAACAGCAAATATCTGAAGAAATGATGCGTCGTAACCAATCTTTAAATGAGCTAAACGCGTTACAGACGGGTTCACAAGTAGCGCCGCCGCAGTTTAACGGCTACAATCAAGCAGGTAACGCAGGTGGGGTGGATTACAGCGGTGCGGCGAACAGCCAGTACCAAGCAAATGTAGACCAATCCAACTTTAGACAAGGACAGTTTAATCAGGCTATGCAAGGAGGTGCAAGCATGGCAGGTATGTTCAGCGATGAACGTTTAAAGTCTGACATAAAGAAAGTAGGTCAGTATAACGGTTTCAACCTGTACGAATGGACTTGGAACGAACTAATGCCTGAAGTGTTTAAACGCGGTAAATCAGGCTTTGGCGTATTAGCTCAAGAGATAGAAAAGTTAATGCCTAGTGCAGTCATAGAAGATGCAAGCGGGTTTAAGAAAGTTAATTACCAACAAGTATTTAAATACTAAGGAAAAATTATGCCAAATCCAATGGGACCACCAGCACAGCCAATGGGTCAACCGCAGCAGCCGCAACAGCCAATGGGTCAACAGCCAATGGGTCAACCGCAGCAGCCGCAACAGCCACAACAAGCCGGTGTTCAAGGAACTGGAATGGGTATGGGGCAAGTGATGCAGTATATCCAAAGCTTACCAGAACCAGAACGCACGCAAGCTTTAGAAGCGTTAAGCAAAAACTATGGTGGTGTAAGCGAGGGGTTAAATGAGCAGTTAGAATCTGCTAAAATGCTGCGTGATGGTGCCAGTACTGACGGCGTTCAAGCAGGTAATGTGTACGTTGCCGGAAATCCACTTTCACACATTGCAGACGGTATGCAAAAGTACCAGAGTAGAGAAGACATTAAACGCCTTCGCGGTGAAAAAGACGATTTAAACGACCAGTATCAACAAGGTATTCGCGGCGTACAAAACGCCATGTTGGGGTAGAAAATGAGAGCAGACGAAATTAGCGCACTTATGGGCGCTCAAAATATGCCGCAAGACGCCGAAGCAAAAGCGATGGCGCAGGCTTTACGCGGTCAATTAAACGACGCTAATTTTTTAAGCATGTCAACTATTGACCCACTTTCTAACTTCGGTCAAGCACAACGTAAAAGTACGTTAGGTACCGCTGAAAAGCGAGGTAATTTAAACAGGTCGTTAGCTAAAGAAGCCCGGGACCGTGAAATAAAATTAGCTGATTTACAAGATAAACGCCGGTATACGGAAGAACGAGAAGTTGCCACTCGAGACGCCGAGTTTGCACAATCTGAATTGGAAGCTAAAAACCAACGCAGGCGCGGAAACAGAGAAGGTAAAACGTTTATCGACCCGCAGGGTAAAGAAGTAATGTATGACGTAGATAACCAATCAGGGCGAATATACCCGCAAGGGTCGGGGTTTGATGCAGAGCCTATAAACCCCCAAGGGCTTACCGAAAAAGAAAAGGTGGGGCGGTCAGCATACGACGGACGCAACACAGGCTATATGAAGTCCAAGGAAATACGAAGCTTTGAAGAAGCATCGGAAGATTATATGGGCAGCATGTATGCGTTTGATGCGTATAAACCAGACTTTTCAGAAAGCCAAGTACTTGGCGTAAATACTACAGGTTTACCCGCTGTTAACAGCATTGAAAATTTTGCGGCGCGAAATATACCTGCGGTTATGAATGACTCGGAAAAAGAAAAAGCCCAGTGGTGGCAAGATTATGAATTTTTCTTCAAGTTACCTGAACGGCATAAACTATTCGGCGCAGCACTGACCGAAGGTGAAAGGAAATCGTGGGATGCGGCTAACATAACTAAATCTATGACGCCAAAACAGGTGCAAAAAAACTTAACTATTTTGCGTTCAATAGCCCAAGAAAAAATGTCTAAAATGGCTAAAAATGTTTCTTTAAAAGGTGGTTCGCAAGAGTACATAGACAATAACTTAGACCCGTTAATGACAGAAGGCGGCGGGTATGCACCTATGGAAAGTGAAGGGTTTAGACAGGATACTAAATACGAAGTAACTGGCGATACTGTCACTGTAACAATGGCTGAACTTCAAAGTCTAGGCATATCCAGAGAAGAAGCCGAGCAAGACGGAATGAGGGTGGAAAACTAATGACACCAACAGAAAGAGTTCTTGCGGCGCGTGAAGGGCAACAAGCAAATATGACGCCAACAGAGAGGGTGCTTGCCTCTCGTCAAACGCAACCTGAAGCCGCTTATCCGACTAGCCGCGAAGAAATAATGAAAATGCCTGCGGGTCCGAAACGCTCGCAGGTATTGCAACAAATAAAGAAAAAAGAAGGTAATTGGTATGACGCCCCACGTGCGGTACTTGAAGGTGCGACGTTTGGTTTTGCCGATGAAATAGGCTCGGGCGTGTCGGCGGCGCTAACCGCACCGTTTGACGATAGGGGCGTGGGCGAAATTTACGATGATAACCAACGTAATGCACGTAACGCCAGTAGAAACTTTCGGGATGAAAACCCGCTTAGTACGCTTGGTTTAAACGTCGCCGGAGGTATAGCAAGCGGCACTGGTGCGTATAAAGCATTAGGCGCGTTAGGCAAAGCCGGTGCAACTGCCGTAAATTCTACTAGAGCAGGTAGCGCCTTAGCGCAGACCGCCGGTAAGGTTGCAGGAGCAACGCCTAGACTTTCCAGAGCGTTAGCCGCAGGAACCAAACTAGGTGCTGTTGGCGCTATAGACGGCGGATTATCAGGCGCAGGGTTAGCTGAAGATATGGCTAGCGTACCTGAAGGGGTGAAGCGCGGCGCTACAACTGGGGCGCTTGCCTCCGTTGCTTTAGGGTCAGCGGGTAAGGTTCTTGGGGGTTTAGGCAGGACGTTAACAAAACGCAGGGTGGCTCAACCGCTAGACCAAGCAGACGGTAGTTTTTTGGATTTAAACTACGCGGCTAAAGAGTCTCCAGACCTACAAAACTTTTATCAAAAAATGGTCGCACCTTCTTTTGGTGGCGGCGCACTCCGCGACAGAGGGCGAACTCGACTTGCCAAAGCAACCGAAGCATTACAGCGCAAAAGTAAGGTAATAGAAGATACGCAAATAGACGCAGTGCGTTTAAACACTAAGGTAGACGACGCTAAAATGCTGAAAAACGCTAAAGTGTCTGAATTAGACATAGCCAAAGCTAACCAAGCTGACGTACCGTTAGTGGACTATATAGCCGCTGACACTAAATTGCGAACGCAAATACGCGACTTAGCAATACCTTCTGGCACACCGCCGCAGTTAGCGGAAATGATTAAACGCTCAGATGGTGCAACCGCCAACGACTTAATACAAGAAGCGTGGCAGGGTTACGGATTTCAGTCAGTTAAAAATGCAAAAGTAAACGTAAACCTAGACGAACTGACAAACAAAATATTAACTAAGTACGGCGCTAATTTAGACAAAGCAGGCGTTGACAAGGTGCGTGGGCTACTAAAAAGTGAGTTTGACAACGTGCGCATGCCTCAGTCACCTAACGGGCTTATGAACAGGCAGACAGGTGAAGTGTCGGGCAGTGTACTTATGGACGCTAGAAACGCGCTACGGGTGCGTGCAAACGAAATGTCAGACGGCGGTAAATCGTCTTTAGAAGCCTACGTGTTAAAAGATGCGGCGAAAGAAATAGACGATTACATGCTACAAAAGCTACCGCCTAACATTGCTGATGCTTTTGATGCAGACAAAGCGGCTTACGCGGCGCGAGAAACTTTCAGGGGCGCTACCGAAAAAGCCGGTAGAACTGGCGGAGGTTTTGCGAATACCGACCAGTTGTTAGCTGAACGTATTAGCTCGCAAGGGCGTGAAGTAGGGCGTGGGAACGACGCTTTAGCTAACAGTGCGCAACAGGTGCAAAAAGAAAAAGCAGGTATGTTAGGTAAAGCAGTCGCCGCACGTAAAGCGGCAGAAGCGGAGGTTAAAAAATCCGATGCAGGCATTGCAGACGCTCGCAGAATTGCCGATGTTAATAAGGCAACATTGCCACTAGCTCAACGCGCCAAAGCACGCGAGCAAGAAGCGTTTAACGAAGTTAAGAAGTTGACGCCTAACCTAAGCCCTGCGGCATTTGAAAAATTCTTTGCCACTGGCGCTATGGGGTCTTGGGTAAGCGCAGTGCTAGGACAAACATTTAACGCAAGTAGCTTGTTAAGCGGCGGTGCTACCGCTAAAATTGCAGGGAGTAAAGGCGTTCAACGCGCTATAGCAGGGCAAACTAATAAGCAAGAAGTTGCTAGAGAGTTGTTTAAACAACTTGGCGAAGCAGGCGTACCGGATAAAACAATCAGCGCACTTAACCGCGCTATAGTGATGAATAGTGCAGAGGATGAAAAGTAATGAGTAGAGACGCAAACGGCAATTATACCCTACCAACGGGAAACCCTGTTATCACAGGTAACACTATAGATAGCTCATGGGCTAACGACACTATGGTTGATATTGGTACGGAGCTAACTAACTCACTTGACCGTTTCGGAAAAGGCGGCATGGCGGCTCCTTTACGGCTAACCGACGGTTCCGTAACTGTACCCGCAATGTCGTTTGCTAACTCTACTAACAGTGGTTTTTACCGCGCCGGTTTAGGCGATATTAGGCTTTCTATTCGCGGTGTTGATGCGGTTAAAGTATTAGAGGGTGCTGAACTTCTTGTTGAAGAAGGTGTTTACACGTTTTCAGGTGACGGGCTGTTTCAGTCGGGTGCTGAACTTTACATTGGCGCTGACGCTTCCGCACCTAGAGTATTAAACGACGTAAACATGGACGCCATACTTAATACTGCCACACCCATTACTGATGCTCAAGCCGACATAATCACAAACGCCAATGCCATAACAGCTAACGCCAATGCCATTGATGCAACTGAAGCAGACATAATAACAAACGCCAATGCCATAACAGCTAACGCCAATGCCATTGATGCAACTGAAGCAGACATAGTCACGAATACTAATGCCATAGCAACGAATGCTTCGGATATTGACGATTTGGAAGCCTTTGATGCTACGTTAGGCACTGCGGCTTTGCTTGACGCTGATACTATGGGCACTATAGGCGTTGAAAATGGTAGCGCAACCGCGCCTTCCCTAAACAACACAGGCGATGACAACACAGGATTATTTTTCCCTGCGCAAGATGCTATTGCAATTACTTGCGGCGGCACTGAAAGAGTGCGCGTTGATGGCAACGGTAACGTTGGCATAGGCACAACTTCGCCTAATAGGACATTACAGGTAACTGGTATACTAGCCGCGACAGACGCAGGTAACACGGCGTCTGTTTTAATAGTTCCTACAGCCACAAAGAACGAAATATTTTCAAGAGCGTCTGATTCTAGTTCCACCGCAGTGCCACTAACTTTTAAAATAGGAAATTCTGAAAGAGTGCGCATTGATTCTGCTGGTAACGTCGGAATAGGCACTAACAACCCAAGTGCTAAGCTAGAAGTAAGCAGCGATGCGATTGTACATGGATTAACTCTTGGGCGCGGCGCTAGTAGCGTTTCCACAAACACTGCGCTCGGCGATTCCGTACTTAGGGAAAACACAACTGGCGGCGACAACACTTCTGTCGGGTTTCGCGCTTTAAGGGAAAACACAACTGGCGACCTAAACTCCGCGTTTGGTACGAACGCGCTTTTATTTAATACAACTGGTAATAATAACACAGCAAGCGGCTTTCGCGCTCTTACAAGTAATACCACTGGCGACAACAACACAGCGCTTGGTATAAACTCAGGGCAACTTATAACCACAGGCTCTAAGAATACAATAT